GCAGTGAAGCCACGGGCAAAACGGTGTTTCCTGATCAGCGTTTTAATGGCTTGCATAGATACACATACAGGGCGCCCGTTATGTACGAGCACCAGGTATTTTTTACCGTATAGGTTGGCATCTCGTTTGGCTTGTCTGATAGCCTTCTTTTTGCGCCAGTCGAAAACACAGGCGCGTAAATAGTCCATAATTACCATGATACATTTTTTGCATTTGTCCTCCTGCCGAAAGAGGGGTTAAACGATTTAGTGCGTGTGTCGCGCTGTAGCATCCAGATAGCGCCCTCGTCGGCATCGGGGGCATCATCATGGCCGCGCATTCCTTTTTCAAATGAAAGTGTCTGGTCAATGCCCGTAAGCATATCCGGGTCGTCGCGTTGTGTCTCATCATATACCACGAACCCACGCTCCCAAAGCGGGCTGATTGCTTCAATACGTTGGAATTTATCCGGCTTTTTACGTTTGTCCCCTGTAATGGGCAACTGATAGCCGCGGAGTTCCCCTTCACGCCTGAACTCGTCCAAAATGGTGTCCTGCATGAAGTTCGCCTCCATGTACCAACGCACGGCAATATCCTGTTCCCTGCACCATTCGTACAGGTCATAACACCAGCGCACCATTTCGGCCACGGAAGCCTGCCGGACAAAGGCGCGGAGGTGGTAAAGTGTCGTTCCTGCCTTACCCCAAAGCTTTGCCGCCTTGAAGTCGTTTTTTGTCGAGCCTTTAAAAGAGGGGTCTATGTACAGAATAATTTCCGAGAATTTGTTCCATGCCGGGCGTTTGCCCCAGCGGATCCACTCATTTTTGAACACGGCACCCTCTATTATCGGGTTGTTCATGTATTCCTTCTGAAAAGCCCTGTAACCAACAACCATTTCAATGTCGCGCACTTCCCCCTGCGTCCATTTGGAAGCCCAAGAAACATTACCCTTGTTGTCGTAGATGTTCACGCGGGTAACATGTACCGACTTGATGTCGCACCACTTGGCCAGTACCGAATTTTTGGCAATGAGGTTGCCCACCATGATGAAACGACCGCGCCCGCCGTCAAGCGTTCCGAACAGGGCCGAGCGTAACCAGTCAAA